TTCCACCTCGCCTCCGGCTCCGTGGTCTCCGGCCGCGTCGCGTCCGGCTCGCTCGGTCAGTTCGTGCTGTCCTCCGGCGCGGTGAACTCCGGTCAGGTCGGCAACGCGGCCGTCGTCTCGGGCTCGATTGCCTCGGGCGCGGTCGGTACGGTCCACGTCTCCTCTGGCGGCCTGGGCTCCGGCGCGATCGGATCCGGACAGATCTTCACCCTCCACGTCGCTTCGGGCGGCCTGCTCTCCGGCGCGATCGGCTCAGGGCAGATCGGCCAGTTCCACGTCTCGTCCGGGGCGATCACGTCAGGCACGCTCGGCGTAACCGGAGGCGCTCCTGACGGCACCAAGGTGCTGCGCGACGACTTCACCTGGACAACCCTCGCGTCCGGCTTCGTGCCGTCTTACACCTCCGGCGCGGTCCTGTCCGGCACGATCGCCTCGGGACAGATCGGCACCTTCCACTTCACCTCCGGCGCGATCATCACCTACGCCAGGAACGCCATCTCTGACGACTTCATTGCCGAGGAGGCGATCTCCGGCCTTGTCGCGGTGGCCATTGGCTCGGGCGGCGTCGGCCTCGTCCGTGCCCAGCCCGGATCAGGCCTCCGCATGCCGGCTGTCGGGATCAGCGTCCTCAACGTCGTGAGCGGGGCCACCGCTCAGTTCATCGCGAACGGCAAACTCCTGGTCTCCGCCTCTGGCGCCATCGCGGGCTCCGGGTTCAACGGCCTGAACGCGCTCGCCTACGTGGGATCGGGTGGCCTCCTGCTCACCAAGTCCGGCTACGTCACAGGAGCCTCCTCCGGCGGCGGTCCCGGTGTGGCTGGCACGTCTGGTCGTGTCACGCAGCGCGTCGGCGTCTGGATCTCCGGCGGCATCCTGGTCAAGGTCGACAACTACATGACCAGCGGGCTCATCACGCTCGCAGGAGTCGCGCAATAATGGACACTGCACAGCAGGTCACCAATCAGAGCGGCGCTGGCACGCAGGACGCCACTCCGACGATCCTCGTCGAGATGGCCATGCCGGCGAACGGCGCCGGCTTTCTTCAGATTCGCGTCTGCGCCAGGAACCCGGTCACCAAGGACACCAGGGCCTGGTGGGCCGTGTACTGGGTAAAGAGCAACGACGCCGGCGTCATCGACGTCACGAACCCAAACATAGTCCTCGCGGAGAAGAACGACGATCCCGGTGCGTCGACCTGGTCATACAGCGTCGTTGCGGCAAGCGGGTTGGTCCAGATAGTCGTGACCGGCGAAGCAGGTGCGTTCATCGAGTGGTTTGGGATGTTCGACGGCTGGATCTTGATCCCCGAATGAGCGCTTAGCCCGCCCTGTCCTTCTTCGCGATACCACCCGATCGGGCTGTCGGCCTGTTGTGGTATCCTCTTGTCACCATGTCGGCAGGTGGTGTCACATGGAGCGCGAGGAAGACCAAGAATGAGCGGAGCGTGGGAGCTCGAGAGGCCGTCTGTGCTGGTCTGTATCCTGACCAGGGAGACGGTCACGACGGCTTGGTCGAAGGGATTCAGGGAGCTCCAGATCCCGGGCGGCGGCTCGTTCGCATTCTTCGCAGGCATGCCCTTCGATCACGCGAGGAACACCGCCGTCGAGCGCATGATGGAGAACGGCTTCCAGTGGCTGTTCTTCCTCGATGACGACGTGATCCCACCGCCCGACACGATCTACAGGCTGATAAACCGTGGCGGCGACATAGTCAGCGGTCTCTACTACCGCCGTGCTGAGCCGATCGTGCCGGTCGTCATTCGCGAGACGGGTGGACAGAGGGTGTGGGTCACCGACGCCCCGCCTGGAGGACTCGTGGATGCCGACATGGTTGGCGCCGGGGCGCTCCTTATCCACCGCAGGGTGTTCGAGCGCGTGCCGAAGCCGTGGTTCGAGTGGCTCCTGGATAGGCCCGACATCCCGGCTGACCAGAGGTGCAGCGAGGACTTCGCTTTTTGTCGCAAGGCGAAACAGCACGGCTTCTCGATCAAGGTCGACTTCAGCGTGGCGTGCAAGCACGCCGGTCTCGCCGCCAGTGAACTCGGCGGCCTCCTCAAGCCCCTCTCTGTCTGACCTGCGGAGCCACCATGAAGATTGTCGTCGTCTCGACCACGATCATGACGTGCCCGCCAGCCGGTTACTCGGGCCTCGAAATGCTCTCCTGGCAACAGGCCGAGGGCTTGGCCAAGCGAGGCCACAACGTCCTCCTCGTGGCGCCGAAAGGCTCGACGGCGCCTCCTGGCGTCGAACTCCACGGGACCACGCTCGGCGAGAGCGAGATGCAGGCTTACTCCGGCTACTGGCACAGGCTTCCAGGCTACGACGCCGTGATCGACAACTCCTGGCAGAAGTGGTCCTACATCCTCAAGGCCGAGGGCAAGCTCAAGGCGCCCGTCCTGGGCGTCCTCCACGCGCCGGCGAACACCATGTACGGGTCACCGCCGCCGATCGTCCAGCCGTGCCTCGTCGCGATCTCGAGGGACCAGGCGACGCACGCCTCCGAGATCTGGGGCGTGCCGGCGAGGACGTGCCACAACGGCATTGACCTCGGGTTCTACAGGCCGTCTCCTGGCGTGGCGCGGACCGACCGCTACCTGTTCCTCGCCCGCATGTCGAAGATCAAGGGCCCGCACATTGCGGTCGACGTCGCCCGCAAACTGCGCGTCTCGCTCGACCTCGTGGGAGACGACCGGATCACAGGCGAGCCCGAGTACGCGCAGCGCCTCCTGGCCCAGGCGAAGAACAACATCGCTTACCACGGCGGCAAGTCACGCGAGGAGTGCGTCAAGTTCTTTAGTGTCGGAAAGGCGCTCCTCCACATGAACCTCCACTTCCGCGAGCCGTTCGGCCTCGCCCCGGTCGAGGCCCAGGCGTGCGGGTGCCCCGTGATCGCGTTCGACCACGGGGCCATGCGCGAGACCGTCAAGCACGGCACGACCGGGTTCCTCGTGAAGACCCAGGACGAGGTCGAGGAGCTCGTCCGCACGAACGCCGTCGCGAAGATCAGGTCCGAGGACTGTATCGAGTGGGCGAAGCAGTTCTCGGTCGAGCGCATGGTCGAGGGCTACGAGAAGCTGGCGCTCGAGGCGCTGGAGACGGGCGGGTGGTGATGGAGCCGAGGTGCGAGGAGCCTGGCGGCTGCGGCGAGACCGGGCTGTTCACGACATCGCCGTTCCCGAACGGTTCGAGGGCGATCCATGCGTGCCAGTGTCCCTGGGGGCGCGAGTTCGGCGAGCCGGGCGAGGTCGTGGGCTACACGCCGACGCTCTGTCCAGCGCCAGGCGTGCAGTTCCACGGCTACGAGTCGAAGATCGAGAGGGCGAAGGGGATCTCGGTCGAGCTCCTCGCGCGCTCCCTCGAGCGGCGTCGCTGTGAGAAGACGCTCGGCCCGGCTGGCTCGATCTTCGGTCGATGCACCCAGGAGAAGGAGCACGAGGTCAACGGTCTGCCGCTGCACGCGACGGAACGGCTCTCTTTCGCGTCTGTGAGGTGACGGGTGGACACGACCGGACAAAGACGCTGGATCGACAACGTCCTCATCCACGCGTTCCCGAACGGAGCCTCGTTGTTTCAGTGCGGCCTGGCCGAGCTCATGCAGCCAGGTTGGCCCGCCAACATCGGCCTGGTCGTCATGGCCGCACACGAGGTCAAGGCCACGATTCAGAGCTGCGTCACCGAAACGTTCGACGCGGCGATGAACGACGCCTTCGACCCGCCCGAGGATGAAGCTCAGGCGATCTGGGATCTTGCCAACAAGGCGGCGGATCGTGGCAAGGCCGTGCTCGACAGTGGCAGGAGTGTCGTCTCCTGCTGCGCCATGGGACACAACCGCTCGGCGCTGATCTCTGGCTTGATCCTCGTTCGGTGCGGCGTCCCGTGGCGCAACGCCATCGACCTGACTCGACACATGCGTGGGCCGCTCAGCTTCAACAACCCGACCTTCGTCGGCATGGTCGCGAGGAACGGACCCGTCAGCAAGTGCAAGAACTGCGGCAGCCACGTCAGGATCACGGAATGAAGGTCTTCGTCCTGTTCTCCTCCCCGAGCGAGTTCGGCACCGGCGCGTGCATCTCCCACGCCTGGGGCCCGGCGTTCAGGTCCAGGGAGGAAGCCGAAGCCGAGGCCGTCAACAGGAACTCCGCCGCCAAGTGGGAGGACTGGACGGTTCAGGACGTGGAGCTTCGTGAAGAGGAGCAGCCCAGGAAGCTCGACTGCACCTCCGACGAGCTCTACACGGCGCTCAAGAAGGGTGGACTCACCGAGATCATCTATGAGGGCGATCCGGGGCCGGGCCAGATCAAGCCGCTTGCTCACGGCAGGTGTGAGCACGGCCTGGCCTGGCACAAGTGGGAGAACGGCTCGGCCACGAACTGCTGCTCGCTCTGCCCCGTGCCCACATGACCGCTCTCTACATCACCGCCGATCAGGTCGGGATCGTCTCGGGCGGCGGGATCGTCACCCAGCGGGAGTCCGAGTTCCTGGGTCTTCATGGCCTTGGCGTCAAGGTGCTCGATCGTGGCGTCATCGACCCGACGAACCAGAGCGCCGTCGACCCCTTCGTCTTCGACTCGCTGGCCGAAGCAGTAGTCGGGAAGGCCCTCGAAGAGGGGCGCCACGAGCTCGCCCACTTCTACGCCGGGACGTTCACGAGGACGATCGCACGCCTGAAGGCGGCCGGCGTGAGGGTCTCCTACACCGCCGCCGCCCACGACCGCAGGCACAGCATCGAGGAGTTCGGCCTCCTGGGCTACGACTACCCCTACGCGCACATCAAGGACGACGCGCTCTGGGCGCAGTACGTCCAGGGCTACAAGCAGGCTGACCTCGTCATCTGCCCCTCGAGGCTCAGCGCGGACGTGATGCGTGGCTACGGCTGCAAGAACGTGGTCGTCGTCCCTCACGGCGTCATGCTCCCGGCGGTCACACGACCGCTCCCGAGAGGCTTCCGAGTCGGCTACTTCGGCGCCCTCGGCCCCGATAAGGGCCTCGTCTACCTACTGCGCGCCTGGAAGACCATCGGCTACAAGGACGCTCGGCTCCTGATCGGTGGGAGGGGCTCCGAGGAGTCGATCCACATGATCCGGGCGCACGGCGGCGGGAACGTCCAGATCCTCGGGTTCGTCGAGTCCGTCTCCGACTTCTACGACGAGTGCTCGGTCTACGTTCAACCTTCGACTTCAGAGGGGTACGGAATTGAGATCCTCGAGGCCATGGCCCACGGCAGGCCGGTCATAGCCTCGGTCGGCGCCGGCGGCGCGGACGCGATCGACGAGGGTGTGGATGGCTTCAAGGTCCCGATCCGGTCTCCCCAGGCGATCGCCGAGAAGATCGAGTGGTGCCGGACGCACCCCGACGCGCTCAGGGCTATGGGTGAGAACGCCAAGCGCAAGGCGCAGGGCTACTCGTGGGACAAGATCAGACCGCTCTACTCAGCGGCCTGGGCCAACATCCTTGCGGCGAAGGCGGCCGCATGACCTACGCCCTCCCGTTCCGACAGGGACAGAAGCTCGTCGAACTCGGCGGTGGCGAGAAGCCGGCCATTCGGCCCAACGTCGACGCCCGGCCGCTCCCGACCGTGGACATAGTTGCCGACATCTCGAGGCCGCCGCTGCCGCTCCCCGACCGGGCCTATGACGGGATCTTCTGCTCTTACGTCCTCGAGCACGTCTCCTGGCGCGTCGTCCCGAAGCTCCTCTCCGAAGTGGTGCGAGTCCTCGCGCCGGGCGGCGTCGCCGTCTTCGTGATCCCGAACACGCAGGCGCAGCTCAGGTGGGCGCTCGCGCGCGAGGAGTGGGATGAGAAGATCGCCCAGTGTCTCTTCGGCGACCAGGACTACCAGGAGAACGCGCACCGGGCCGCGTTCTCGCCCGACTACGCCATTCGCCTCTTCCAGGAGGCTGGGTTCAGCGACGTGACCGTTCTCCCGCACGGGGAACTGAGGACCGACATGATTGTCGAAGCAAGGACGCCCGCGACTCCACCGACACCGCCGACGCCCGCACCGTCGCCCACGCCGGCGACGCAGCCGCTGCACGTCGACGCCTCGACGTGGACGCCCGCTCAGCGGAAGAAGGCCTACAACCGCCACTACTTCAACGGCGGCGGCGAGGTCGGCGGCTATGCCCGCGAGGGCTACTGGGACTACCCGGTCCACTGGCTCACCTTCCGCAAGCTCATGGAGAGGAAGCCGGAGAGCGTCCTCGAACTCGGCTGCGCCAGAGGGTTCATTCTCAAGCGTGCCGAGGACGCCGGCGTCAGGGTCAAGGGGCTCGAGGTCTCGGACCACTGCGTCCTCACTCGGGCCGTCGAGGACGTCGTGAACTGGGACCTGACCCAGACGCCGTGGCCGATCAAGGACAAGGAGTTCGACCTCGCGTTCAGCGTCGCCACGCTGGAGCATGTCCCTGAGTCGGCCATGCCGGCCGTCGCCGCAGAGCTCGCCAGGACGTGCAAGCGCGGCCTGCACGGCGTCGACTTCGGTACGGAGGACGACGGGTTCGACAAGACCCACTGTAATCTAAAGCCCAAGTCTTACTGGGAGGGCATCCTCCCACCGGGTCACGAGGCGATCGACAAGGAGGAGCTCGAGCACGGCCCCACCGACACTCCTGGCGGCGACGGCAAGATCAAGGTGAACGTCGGCTCGTTCATGACCCAGTTCCACTACGGGTGGGTGAACGTCGACCAACACCCACTCCAGGGATTCGCGGCGCAGCACGGGTACGACTACCGGCAGTACGACGTCCGCAACGGGCTTCTCTTCCGCGACGGCTCGGTCGACCTGATCTACGCGTGCCACTTCCTCGAGCACCTCACCTTCAAGGAAGGCGCGGCGTTCCTGCGCGAGTGCCGGCGCGTCATGAAGGACGGGGCGACGCTGCGGATTGCGGTTCCGGACGCCCGCAGGCTGATCGAGTGCTACCTGGCCGGCACGATGTCGCAGTTCGACGAACTCGGCGAGGAGTGCGCTGGCACGCCGCTCGAGACCGCGAAGCTCTGGTCCCTCCTTTTCGCCGGACACTCGTCCATGTACGACGCCGCGGTCCTCGCGCGTGCGCTCACCGAGGCTGGGTTCGGCCGCGTCCAGCAGATGCCCTTCCGTAAGAGTCTCGCGCCGCAGATCACACGCGAGACGTTCGACCCCTACCCGACGCTCTCGCTCTTCGTCGACGCGGTCAAGTAAGGAGACTCCATGGAGAATCACTTCACGAATCAGTATGAGGAGCAGTTTGGAGCCGACCTCGTCAACGAGGCCGAGGCGTATCTCGGCATCGTCGGGGCCGAGGCGTTCTTCGCGATCAGGGCCCAGATCGACGCGATCATTGCGGAAGAGGTCGACCTGAGCTCCATGCCCGACCAAGAGGACTGGTCCTTGGCCGGGTTCACTCGCCGCAGCAGAGATCTCGCCGCTGTCGCCGCGAGTCAGGGCTCCCCCGCGGGTCCGATCGCCGTCTCGCTGTCTCGCTCCATGAGCGAGATCCTTGGCGATGCCGTAATCCGGGCTCAGGCATCCGAAGCCGACAGGGAAGACGACCAGGTCAAGGCCAAGGAGGTCGCCGAGAAGTCTCGCTGCCTGTCCCTCCTTCGATCAAGCATCTACGTCGTCGAGGAGAAGATCCTATCAGGCGAGGAGAAGATCACGTCGGCGGCGCCAGCCGCTGGTGAAGCCGAGTTCATCGAGGTCAACGAAGACGGATCCAAGGCCAAGAGCGGCGGTCGCAAGACCAAGAAATCGTCGAAGGCCAAGGGTCGGTCCAACTCAGTCAAACCCAAGCCGATCGTGACCTCCACCGGCATCTCGATCAGGATCGAATGAGTCGGACGCCCGGTTAATTCCGCTGCTAGAGTCGTTCAACAGCAGAGGAGCTAACGAGCCATGGCGAGCGAGATCTTCATCGGGGCACCGACGATCGACTATCTCCCCGGCATCCCGCAGCCGGAGTTGCCCCCGATCGGAAACACCTGGATCTACCACGACCTGGTCTCCGGGAAGGCCAAGATCAGCGAGAACGGTGGCCCTTACATCGACCTGGTCGGTGGCGGCGGAGGAGCTTCGCTCTCCACGACCCTGGGCCTCGGCAACACGACCGGAGCGAACGACATTGTCGTGTCGACCGGCCAGGCGATCCGAGGCGCCACGAACCTGACGCTCGCCTCGGCCGCCGGAAGCGACCTTGTCCTCACGGGTCGAGCCGCAGCAACGAACCTGAACCAGGCCGGCCAGGTTTCGCTGAACGCGGCCTACACTGGCGCGGGCAGGACTTCGATCATAGGCGCCCTGAACGCCCTCGTGGACGGCACGGTCCCGCCAAACGCATCTGCCCTGAGCGCCGTGCTCGCCGTCGGCAACACGACGGGCGCGAACAACATCTCGGTGAACGGCGGCCAGAAGGTCGTCTCGGCGGCGGCGAGCGCCCTCACGCTCGACGGCACGACGGTGCTCAACCTCCAGACCGCGGCCGCAACGCGCTGGCAGGTCCAGGCCGCGCCGGGCCACCTGGTCCCTCAGGCCGACAACGCGATCGACATCGGCGTCGCCACGATCAACCGGATCAGGACCCTCTACGCCGGCACGAGCGTTGTGGTCGGCGCGACGGTCACGATCAACGGCACGACGAACACGATCTCCTCGAGCGCGAACCTCACGCTCGACACCGGCGCTGCCGGCACCATGAACTTCGGCACGACCAACGCCACGACGATCAACGTCGGGTCTGGCGTGCTCGGCTCCATGGCCATCAACCTGACGCCGATCACGGGCACCCTGACGGTGAACGGGAACCTGGCGGTGAATGGGACGACCACGACGGTCAACACCACGAACCTGACCGTGACAGACCCCCTGATCTACGCGAACAACGGCGGCGCGGACCCGAGCTTCGCCGGCCTCGCGTGGGACCAGGGTGCGGCCCTCGACGTCATCACGGTCTGGAACCCGACCAACTCGCGCATAGAGTTCGGTCGGTTCAACACCGTCGGCGGCACGGTCCTTCCTGCCGGTGCTCTGGCGACACTCACGGACATCAGGGCCAACAACGTCACTCTCGCCGGCACGACAGTCACGGCTGATGCAGGGCTCACGGTCACGGCGACCGCAGCTACGCTCGGCTTGACCGCGACCGGATCGAACATCATCCAACTCACGACGAACAGCGTCGCGCGCTGGAACGTGAACGGGAGCGGCCACCTCCTCGCGAACGCGGACAACACGGTCGACATCGGAGCGACGGGCGCGACCAGGCCTCGCACGGTCTACGCCGGCACGAGCGTGGTGGTCGGCAACACGATCACCATCGGGTCATCCGCGATCACGTCGAGCACGACGCTCTTCATCTCAAGTGCCGATGGAACCGGAGGCGGCGCAGGCAGCCTCTTGACCAACCAGGCCGGTAACGGAAACGGAGCGGGCACCGGAGGCACCGCGAACTTCATTGCCGGCACCGGCGGCGCAACCGGGGCCGGCGGCCTGGCCAATCTCATCGGCGGCAACGGCGGCGCGACATCTGGAAACGGCGGAGACGCTCAGATCGAGGGCGGCACTCCGATCGACGGCAACGGCGGCTCGGTCACGTTCGCCCCGAGTTCCGGTGTCGGAACCAACAGGACCGGCGGCAGCATCGTCGGCAACTCCGGAAGCGCCACTGGTACCGGAGCGGCTGGAACGATCCAGTTCGCCGCCGGCAACGGCGGGACCACCACGGCCGGCGGCATCGTCTCGATCGTCGCCGGCACAGGCGGCGTCACGAACGGAGCTGGCGGAACCGCGACGTTTGGCGCAGGCAACGCGTCGGGCACTGGCACCGGTGGCGTTCTCAACCTCTCCGGCGGCACGTCACCGTCCGGCACCGGAGGCGAGGTCAAGCTCCAGACTGGCGACGCCGCACTCGCCGACCGCGTCCGTATCCTTTCGACCGGCCTCGTCGGCGTCGGCTCCGGCACCCCGCTCTCGACCCTCGACGTTCAAGGGTCGCTCGGCTTCGGCGTCACGTCGATCTCGGCCAGCACGACGGCGAATGCCACGGCGTCGGTCTGGCTCGTCGACGCGAGCGGCGGCGCCGTCACTCTGACGCTCCCCACGGCCGCGAGCTCGAGCCGCAGGACCTACAACGTCAAGAAGACGGACTCCTCGCTAAACGCGGTCACGATCGACGCGGCCGGCGTCGAAATGATCGACGGAGCTCTGACTCAGATGCTGATCGCTCAGTACGAGTCCATCACGATCGTGAGTGACGGGACGTCTTGGTGGATCATCTGATTGGCTGCGTGCGGGACTAAGGGTTGCGGGTCAGAAGACTCGACTCGTAGCTTCTACCTGGCCCACGCCAGGAAGTCTTCGGTGGGCGCCGACACCCTGTCGTCGGCGTCCACCCGGCACCACGCCATGAGCCTGTCGAGTCGACTGAGATCGGATGGCCCATGCTTGTCGCAGAGTTCGTCGTCCCAAGCTCCGCCGCACGCCATGAGCCCGACGGCAGGGCTCGGGCCGCTGACCGCTCCGACAGCAGCTCGCCCCTCGCCAATCGCTATCGCCACGAGGACGGTCGTGGCGGGACCAAGACGCTCCACGCACGCCTGCGCCGGACTCACGGTCCACGCGAACCCTTGGCCCGACGACGCTGCAAGGAGGACGCGCTCCTTCACGAGCGCAAGCGTCGCCGGAGTCTTGTTGCGGGGGTCGTTCGCGGCCGCGAGGAGCGATCGGATCTGGTCGTCGAGGGACATTTCTCAGCCTCTAATTCAGGGTAACATTTCATGCGACGAGTGAGGACAGAACATGCCGACCATTCAGCAGTATAGCCCAGGCGATCCGGTCTACGTCCGCTCGGCCTCGCCGACGTGGTGGCCTGGCGTCGTCGCGTCCGTCAATCCGGCCCAGATCGCCGTGAATCTTAACGCGCCGCTGCCGACCGGCGATCAGTGGTCGGGCCAGACACTCCCCTACGGCGGAGACACTCCCGTCGACAAGACGATCGTCTGGACCGCGTCCGAGGTCGTGCTACCCGAGGGTCAGGGCCATATCAAGCCGAGGCCGTAGACATCGGCGACTCGTACAGGCCGCCAGGAGACGCCGGCTGCATTTCGTCTCCGTCAAGAAGGGATAGACCATGAGTTACCGCGGAGCCTCGACCCTCAGAGGTCCTCTCCACTTCAATGGAACGACCTCCCCCGGCGTTTCGAGCGCTGGCGAGGGCCGAATCTATTTCGACTCCGGCAGCAACGTGTTCAAGGCCTCGGAGAACGGCGGCGCCTACGTCGATCTGACGAACCCGACTTCCGGCGGCGGGTGGACCGATGACGGGACTGTCGTCCGGCTGACGACGAGCACGGATCAGGTCGGGGTCGGGACAACGACCCCCTCGGCGACGGCGAAGATGGAGATCGACGCGAGCTCTGGCGCGTTCGCGGACGGTCTCAAGGTGTCGAACGGGTCAATCACCTGCCCCGGGGCCGGCGCGAACTCAGAGCGGTTTGGCAACGGAGCTTCCGTCACAGGGGTTCAGAGCACGGCGATCGGATCGAACGCCAGTGCGCTGGCTGGTTGTCTCGCCGTCGGGTTCGGGACCGTCACGTCGGGTCTCGGATCCTCGTGCGCCGTGGGTTCGATCGCGAGCGCCACGGGCGGTTCGTCCCTTGCCGTCGGCAACGCCGCAACCGCAGCCGGTAACTCCAGCGTGGCCCTTGGTCCATCGGCCAGCACCACAGTCGGCGGCACGAGCGGGACGGCGCTTGGCAACAGCGCCAGCGTCTCCGCCAACGCCTCGATCGCGATCGGGATCAGCTCGTCGGCGAACGTCGCGAACACGCTCGTCGCCGGGTCGTCCAGTTCGCCGATCAACGACGTCTACTTCGGCAAGGGGATCAGCAACGCGACTCCGACCGCCTACACCATCCATGGTACTGGCGGCACAGGCGCTGGCGTAGCCGGTGCAGTCTTGAGTCTTGCCGGCGGCGTCTCCGGCGATGCCGCCACGGCGGGCGGGGTGATCAATTTCAAGACCGCCCGCGCCGGGACCGGCACAGTGCTCTCGACGGACTGGATGATCACTGCCCCCGGCGTTCTTCAGGCCGGGACTGGGCTCCCATCGGCCGCACAGGTCCTCGGTCCCAGCGACAAGGACTTCGTGATGAAGTCCACAAACAACTGGGACTTCGAGATCGGCGCCTCGGACGGTGTCGGGAGCCCCAGCACGGCGGCCTTCGTGGACATCCACGGCGGGACCGCCGACGGCGGCGCCGGCCACTTCGGCGGCGAGATCATCTTCTACGGCGGCGACGGAGTCGGCGGCTTCGGCGGCGATGTCGAGGTCGTTCCCGGCCCGCGTGTCGGTGGCGTCGGCACCTCCGGTCGTTTCCTGGTGACCGGGAGTACTCGCACGACGGCTGCCGCCGGGTTCGACTTCTCGGAGACGTGGAGCAACGGTGCCGTGGCGTTCACCGCGATCAAGCTGAACGTCACGGACACGGCATCCACGGCGGCCTCGTTGTTGCTCGACCTGAAGGTCGGCGGGGCGAGCAAGTTCACGGTCGACAAGAGCGGCAACACCGCCGTACTTGGCAAGCTGACCGTCACCGGAGCGATCGACCCGACCAGTATCTCCTTCACGGGAGCCGCGGCTTCGATCTTCATAAACTCCGTCACCTCGACGGCGGCGGTCGGCGCTGCGGGCGAGGGTCGCATCCGGTTCGTGACCGGCACGGGCTGGCAAGTGAGCTCGGACGGCGGGGCCTACGCGACGCTCGCGACGGGCACGGCGACCTTGCAGGCGTCGTATGCCGCAGGCAACACGATCGCGGCCACGGCGGCTCGTCCGATCGCCTTCTCGAACGCTGTGGACGCGACGAACCTATTGACGTTGACTCGCACGTTCGCGGGCGGCGGCAACGGGCTGCGGCTCGACATGGACGCCGTGACGACAGGCACTGGATTCGCCGTCACGAACGCCGGGACCGGAGCGTCGATTCTCGTCGACCAGTCAGGAGCTGGAGTGCAGCCCGCGCTCCAAGTGCAAACGAGCGGAAGCGCCGCGTCAGCGAGCCTCACAAACTCCGGGGCCAACAATACGCACACGCTGATCGTCTTCAAGACGCCAGCCGCAGCTCAAGGCGGCAACGGTCTCGACGTGACAATGGGCGGCGGCGGCGGCGCAACGAGCGGCGACGGGGTGCGGATCGCCATGTCCACGAACCAGACCGGCTCGGCAATCGGCATCATCGGAGGAAGTCAGGCGACGAGCGCCCCCGTCTTCACGGCGACCCAGACATGGAACGCTGGAGGCGTGACGTTCGTTGGGCAGTTCCTCAACGTGACCGACACGGCGAGCGCCGCGGCGAGCCTCCTCGCGGATTGGCAAGTGGGCGGCACGAGCCGGTTCAAGGTCAACAAGACCGGCTCAGTCACGGTCAACGCGACGAACGCCGCCCCCGCGATCTCTGTGACCGGCCAGTACTACTCCGCCCAGTTCACCTGCACGGTCACGCTCGACTGGAACAACGGCAACGCCCAGGCGATCACCCTCGCCAACGGCGGCCAGACGTTCACCTTCGCCAACGGACAGGCCGGCGGGCGCTACCTGCTCAAGCTCAAGCAGCCTGCGGCCGGCGCCGCCGGCACCGTCACCTGGCCTGGATCGGTGCTGTGGAGCGGCGGCACGGCCCCGACGCTCACGGCGACGAACGGGCAGACGGACATCGTCACGCTCTACTTCGACGGGACGAACTTCTTCGGCGGCTACACGCTCAACTACTGACAGAGCTTCGCGTAGACGCGATCGAGTAAGGAGGACGACATGGCTATTGCCCCGTTTCTTGCCCTGAACAATCGCGGCAGCACCACGCCGCAGCTCAAGCGGTATATCAACGCGACGCCGGGGTCGATCGGCCCGCTGTTCGGCATCATTGACACCACGACGGGCAGCCTCGACAACATGCGAGGCTACCCGAGCGTCGTCAAGTTCGGAGGCAGCCGGACTTTCCTCGCGACGGTCGGGCTGGACATCTACCGCTCGACGGACGGCGGGCTCTCGTGGACCTCTGTCTTCACCTTCACGAGCGGCACGCACCTCACTGCCGGGTCCACAGTCAGCAAGTCCGGGCTGTTCGTCCTGAACGTCGCCGGCGTCGAGACGGTCTGCATCGTGACGCAGCTCAACGGGAGCACGAGTTTCTTCGCGTTCACCTCGACGGACGGCACGACCTGGACGACGCTCGGCCCGTTCACTGGCCCGAGCTCCGGCCTGTACGACCCCATGGACTCGGTCGTCTGGCAGGGCAAGCTCGTGACGGTGTGGACGAACGGAGGCACGAACACCGAGACGTCCACCATCTTCGATCCCTCGACCGAGGCAATGACCCTCGCGGCCTCCGCGTCAGCTTCGGGAGGGACTGTCCTCCAGAGCTCGGCGCTGTGCGTCTACAACAACCGGCTCTTCAAGCTCTCCCACGAGAACGGCGGCGGGAGCAACACTTACTTCCGCGAGCTGGTCGCCGGAGTGTGGGTGGTTCAGGGAAGCAACCTCCTTGGCGGTGTCGCCCTTGGAGCTGACGCAAAGAGCGTCCTTTTCGTGGACGGCGCATTCATGTATGGGCTCGCCACCAACGGATCCGCTTGGCTGGCGTATCGCTGGAACAGCTCGCTCACCAGGCTCGACATCTCGGCGCTCGTGGTCCCGACCGCCCTTGCCTCTGGGCTTGGGACTTCCCAGCGCATGTCGGTGATCGTCGACGACCGAGGGGTGCCTGGGACGGCACCGACGATCTGGCTCTACCAGTCGGTGAGCGGGGCCCTCGCCTCCGCCCTGAACGAGTGGAAGTGGAACTCCGCGAACACCACGATCGCAGCCCTGTCGGACGGCGTCACGCTTCCGACCGGGACGATCAACGTCGCCTCGACCACCGGCTTCGCCAGCTCCGGGACGATCGGCGTCACCACGACCACGGGGACGTCCACCGTGACCTACACCGGCAAGACCGGGACGACGTTCACCGGCTGCACGGGCGGCACGGGGTCCATGTCCACCGGCGGGGCCGTGCAAGCCGCCTACTTCATAGGGACCAGCCCGAGCTCCGCCGGGTCGGGCCCGAACGACTCGGGAGGGACTGCCCGCGACAACCTCCCCTTCGTCAAGCACGCCCAGGGAACGACGTACTGGACCTCGGGGGAGGACTTCACCCAGCTTGCCGGGCTCGCCCCGACGGCCGGTGGGCTGATCGCCTCGTTCAGGCTCTACTCGGACGGCACGACCATATCCTTCGGCTCGAACGGCGCCTCGCTTCCGCAGGGCACGATCAACGTGGTCTCGGCGACCGGGTTCCCCACGACGGGGTCCCTCTACGTCCAGACGGCCGCCGGGGCTCAGACCGTGGCGTACACCGGGGTGACGAACTTCGCCACGACGGTCGCGGCTGGCTCAAACGGCGTCAACGTCAGCACATTCGTCGGGGCGCAGACGCTCAACGTGGTCTCGACCACGGGCTTCCCGGCTTCCGGCACGCTCAGCGTCTACACCGCCGCCGGCCTGCGGTTCGTCTCCTACACGGGCACCGGGCCAACGACCTTCACCGGCTGCACGACGGTCGGCGCGGTCCTCACCGGGGTCCTGGCGACGGACGGGATCGTCTCCCTCGCGACGTTCACCGGCTGCACGGGCGGCTCGGGCGCGATGAGCACGGGCGGCAACGTGACCCAGGCCGTGACCGGCAGCGTGAGGGCGTGGCAGGGCACTGCGGACCAGGCCTACCCGCTCACCGCAGCCACGCTCACTGGCACGACGACCGGGCTCAAGCTGGACAGCACGACCGTCAACACCGTGACATGGCAGGCCGCGACGGACGGGTTCACGAGCGGCGATCGCGCGAAGTTCGTCATGGAGAAGTACTGAGGTCCCGGCGCGACCTGGAGGGCTTTGACCAATGACCTTCATGGTGGTCTCCGGAACCATAGGCGGGACCTTCACGCCCGGCCCGCCGCCAGCCGGCACCGTCGGCACGTACACCTACGGGCCGGCCGCAGGGCCCAACGACATCGACTTCTTCTACTCGCTCGGCGGGTTCATCTCCCTCGGGGCGCCGACTGCTGTCGAGATCCTCGGGACCAACTACAACTGGAACTCCTTCTTCGGAAACGCGCCGGCATTCTCGGTGCTCGACGACACTCACATTCGGATCTTCATGAACGTCGGGTCGCCGGTCTTCTCGACCCAGAACTTCTCCGTCACCGTCACCATGGGTGACGCGAGTTTCGTCTTCTCCGACACGATCTTCGGCGTCGGGAACATTCCGGCGCTCGCGCAGACGCCTCCACTCGTTCCGACGAGCGGACCGACCGGGACGTCGGTCGTCATCACCGGAGCCGGTTTCACGCTCGTGACTAAGGTCCGCTTCTCGACGCCAACCGGGTCACCGGTCACCCCTCTCGGCCCCTTGGCGAGCTTCGTGATCGACAGCGACACGCAGATCACGGCGACGGTGCCCGCCGGGACGCTGGGGGTCGGGCCGATCCTGCTCGACGCGAACTACCCGACCGAGCCCGGCTCGGGCGCCAAGGTCCTCACGGACGCGTTCTCCCCCACAGGCCCGCCGGTCGAGATCACCAGCTTCTCCCCTGCCTCCGGGCCGCCAGGGACGGTCGTGACCCTTCTCGGATCGGGGTTCACGGGCAACAGCACCCTCAGTATCTTCTTCACCGGCTACAGCACGCCCTCGCCGTCCGTGCAGCCGAACGTGATCGCGCCGACCTACACGATCGTCGACGACAATCACATCACGGTCACAGTCCCGCTGGGCGCCACCGTCTCCGGCCTGTGGGTCCCGGTCTTCACCGGGCCTATCAAGATCGTCACCACGGGGCCGGCCGGCTCGTTCACGTCAGCCGGAACCTTCACGCCGACGCTCCCCACGGCCACGATCACGGGCTTTACACCGTCACGGGGCTATCCCGGCGACCCGATCGCCATCACCGGGACCAATCTCCTGTTCGTCTCCTCGGTCTCGTTCAACGGTCTCTCGGCGACCTTCGACTACGTGGACCAGACTAACCTGACGGCCTACGTCCCGGCAGGAGGTCTGGTGGTCGGCCAGGGCCCGATCACGGTCTTCTCGATCAACGGCGGCAGCAGCGTCTCGGCCGCCGACTTCACGTTCATTCTCAACTCTCTCGGGGCGCAGGCCGACACAACGCCGCTCGACTTCCCGGCCACGAACGCTCTCGGCGCCCAGGCCGAGCCGGCGCTCGACTTCCCGGCGACGAACGCTCTTGGTGCTCAGGCCGAGCCCGTCCTTGACTTCCCGGCGGCAAACGCGCTGGGGGCCGAGGCTGAGCCGGTGCTCGACTTCCCGGCGGCAAACGCGCTGGGGGCCCAGGCCGATCCGGTGCTTGACTTCGCGGCGGCGAACGCGCTCGGGGCCAGCGTCGACCTTATCCTGGTGTTCCCGACGTACGTGTTCGACGCCCTGCTCCTGGCCGGAGACTGACCTGTCGGACCTCTGACGTATAGTCTCGCGGAGGGACGGAATCATGCCCGACGCACCCGAGGAACTCATAGGGCCGCTGAACAGAGTCGAGGACATGCTTGTCTCAGGCGAAGGGAACCAGCACGACGGCACGATCAAAATGCTCAAGGACACGATCGTGAACCTCGAGAAGAGCCTCGAACTCAAGAAGCGCGAGCTCGTCCAGTTCCAGGCCAGGAAGGACAAGTCCCTGCGCGAGATCGTGATCTGCCGCGGCAAGAACCCCGGCGCGCTGCCGATCCGCGCGCTCACTCGACCCGATGGATCGCTCTGGATCGTCCTTGGAGGCAAGCCTGAGGCGTGATCCGGCCCAGACCCAGGTGCGGTCCGTTCGAGCCCGGCGGCTGTCGACTCAGGCAGCCAACATGGCGGATCAGGGACCTACCCTTCTCGAAACCCACACTGGTCGATCACGGGCGCGGGAGGCTCGAGGAGGCTCTGGAGCCTCCGTCGCCGACCTTCTGCGACACGTCGCCAACGATTCCGTCTTCGAGGCCGATTGCCCAGGTCCAGGTCGTCGAACGACGCTCGGCGATCTACGACACCACCTACACCTACACGACGAGTGCGGCTCCGAACGTCGGGTCCACCGGGCCTTAGTCGACGTGCTACGTGGCCTAGAACGCGAAGGCGCCCACTCAAAGCATGAGGTAGGCTCGAAACGGTGAAGACCTTCTTTCTCGGCGCACATCACCCCGGGTGGCTCGAGCGGACGAGCGTTCCGCTCTTCGTGTCGCGTGCTTCCTTCTACAAGGACGGCAAGCTCAGGAAGAGCTTCCCGCGGGCCAAGGGACCCTGGGCGCTCGACTCAGGCGGCTTCTCCCAGATCAAGGCGCATGGTCGCTGGACGATCTCGGCCGAGCAGTACGTCGAGGACGTCCAGGTTTTCATGCGCGAGGTCGGGAAACTCCAGTTCGCAGCGGCCCAGGACTGGATGTGTGAAGGAGAGCAACTCGTCAGGACGGGACTCAAGGTCGCTGACCACCAGCGACTTACGATCGACAACTACCTCGAACTCAAGGACCTGGCGCCGCGGCTACCGTGGGTCCCTGTCCTCCAGGGATGGACGTTCGGCGACTACATGGACCATGTCGCCGCCTACGAGAAGGCCGGCGTCGACCTCGCGAAGCTACCGCTCGTCGGTCTCGGCTCCGTCTGTCGTAGGCAAGACACGGTCCGCGTCGGGTTCCTGATCCAGGACCTCGCCTCGCAAGGAATCAAGATCCACGGCTTCGGCTTCAAGACGGACGGCCTCCTTTTCAAGCCGGTGCGCGACGCGCTTACGTCGGCCGACTCCATGTCGTGGAGCCTCCAGGCGCGTTTCTCGCGCGGCCACTGCTGCGGTCGACCGGCCCCGGGTCATCCGGCGAAATGCACGAACTGCCTCGACTGGGCCGTCGAGTGGCGGGACGACCTACTTCAGCGCATTGACGCCGATGATGCGGCCTACCGAGAGGCCGTGAGGAGGGAGAAAACTCGCTGAATGGGGGAACAGACCTTTCGTTGAACGGAGAAGATCTTGGACGAAGCTCAGATTCAGCGACCCGAGTCACGAAGGCTTCTCAGAATCACGCCGTCGGAACGCGTGAGAATGCCAACGATCCTCGATCTGACCGACGAAAACTTCGACGTGGAGGTCCTCGACGCCAGCGCGCTCGTCGTGATCGGCTTCTGGTCGTGGCGCTGCGAGTTATGTCAACCTATGCTGGACGTCCTGCGCCGCATGACCGAAGCCCATCCAGAGATCAAGTTCGGTCGGGTCGACGTGACGAAGTCGCCCGAGGTCGTCAAGGCTTTCGACCTCAAGGCCATTCCACACATCGCTTTCGCGCTGCACGGCGACGTAGTTTTCGAGTCTGTCGGGGCCAGGACCTTCGAGGAGCTCGAGCAGGCCCTGGCCCCGTTCATTAAGGTGGCCAGAACGGCTTAGTCTTACTCGAAGGCGTCCCAGGGGCTTCCGCCCTCGGTGTCACCAGGGACTCCGTGGTTCGGACCTTCGTCCAGGACCTCCTCGCCGCGCGAACCGGACTCGTGCTTCGGACCGGAGACTCCCTTGACGGACGAGGCGCCTCCGATCCCCTGGATCTTCTTCGCGCCCTTCTTGAGGGTCGAAGAGATCTCCTTCTTCGCCTTCTCGCGCGCCTCGGGCGGCATGGACTCGATCTGCTTCATGAGCTCCTTGATCGTCTGGCTTGCCGCGAGACGAGGGTTCTCGAGCATGCCGCCGGCGCCGCCCATGATGCTCATGAAGTCGAGCTTCCCGTCGAACTCGCCCGATGCGATCTGGTCGAGCATGTGATGAGCGGCCACCGTCCGCTGCGCGAGCGGGATCGCGATCATGCGATCGACGAGCAACTGGGCCCGTTCCGGCGTCCACGTCTTGCCGGCGTCGATCGTAAAGATTCGGCGCAGGACCTTGGCCGACTCCTCGTCGAGGCCGTCTGTCTTGAGTTGGGCACGCGGTCGCTCCTCGGGCGGCGCCAGGAGCCTCTGCTCCATATCCTTGATCTTCGCCTTCTCTTCCTCGAGTTGCTCGCGGATGACTCGCGTCTGCGTCTCGTTGTGGGACTTCTTCGCAAGCTGCTGGATCAGCTCGTTGCGGCGCTTGGCGAGCGCGTCACCCTCGGCCTGGAGGGCGGCAAGCTCCGCGTCGTTGTCGGACATGCGGTCGGCTCCTCTGGATCAGAACCAGCCGGTGATCTGGTGTCTGCCACCAAGATCCTATCTTCTGACCCCGACATGTGTCACCTAGGTTGAGGACGCCCGCTCAAAAGCACGGCTATCCTGACCGGACGGCCCCAAAGGAGGTCTGGAAGTGAAGATCGACGAGCCCCTCTGGCGGCGGATTCGTTCCATGATCCCTCACCGTCGTGTGTCGCTGTCCAGGCTCCCATCCTCGATCGGCAGGATCGACGACGCCGAGGTGTGGCTCGTCGACGGCAATCAGATCAAGATCAGCGCGTCGATGGACTTCATAGAGGGCGCGCACGACCTTGCTCGATCGTTCGTCCCGTTCGGACAGGTGTGGATCGACGGACGACTCTCGCCAGCTGAGGCCGCACCGGTCCTCTACCACGAGATCGTCGAGCGTCGCCGCATGAAGCGCGACCTGGCTCACGGCGTGAGACACCCCCGTGCCTACGGGCGGGCCCACGAGGCCGCGAACCTCGAGGAGCGAGTGATCCGACGCAGGAGCCGGGCACTCAGGGCCAACTCGCTCGACGAGGAACTCCGCGAGGCCGAGCGGCGTTACGTGGAGGGCGACAGGCTGGCGCTCGACAAGGTCGTGTCGATCCTCGAACGCTCCGGGAAGACGCCTCGCGAGACAGGACGGGCTCTCACGGACGTGATCGCGCGACGCGGGAAGAAGCCGGCACTCTGGATCAGGATCCTCGACGCCATGGGAGCCGATCGAGGCCTCGGACTCCGCTCCGTGGAGAACGCCAAGCGCGTCGCGCGACTCATGCAAGGGAAGGACTGGACGACGATCGCCGGCGTCTCCCTGCCCGAGGACTTCTACGGCAACGACCACGAACACAACGTCGAGGCCGTCATGGACGAGATCGACGAACTCCTCGAGACCCACGGGGTCGAGTCGCTGACCTCGGACGTCGCCGACGGCCCTTCCGGTTACTGGCACGGGGCGCTTGCGCTCTACGCCAACACGGGCGACGGCTACGACACGACGGTCGTCTA